ATGGGATATGCAGATGGATATAACTTAGCAGCAACAAATTATGGTGAAGCTGGTAAGCAAACAAAAGTATTATACGCAGTGGATGTTTATAATACAATCAACCAACCTGATTTCTGTTTATTATTTGGAACTAAAATTCAATTAGCAAACGGAAGTGAAGTGAATGTAGAAGATTTAAATGTTGGAGATCAAATAAAAGCATGGGTTCCTACTGGATTACCAGATGAATCTTTGACAGTTGATAGTCAAGAAACAGAATGGAGATTTTTCCACTCAGAAATATTAGATGGAACTGAACAAACAGTAACTGTGCAAGATTTAACATTTAATTTTGCAGAAGGATATTTCTCATTAAATAATGGATTAATTAAAGCAACGGAAACTCACCCACTTTATGTATATTGTAATGAAATCAAAAAATATAAATTTAAAAATGTAGGTGATATACTTCCTGGGGATAAATTAGTAATGCAAGACCAAACAGAAGTTGAAGTATTTAATATTGAAGTAGTTGAAGATGATGTTGAAATTGTGACCGTGAATGTTGAAAATGCGGACGTATATATTTCAAATGGTTTAATATCACATAATAAAGGAACAACAACACAACCATATATTCCATCAACAGGTTTGAGATTGTATGTAGACCAATATAAAACAGCATCATACAATTCAGGAAGTGCTGCAGCAGACTGGCTAGATTTGAGTGGATATAATACAGGTTTAAGACCTGCAGGTGTAACAAACGCTGCAAGTATTACCGGTGGTAACCCAACATCTACAAATGGTGCAACTAGGAAAGCATCTTTTGCAACATTTAATGGTACTAACCAATTTTTCTATAAAGATAAAACTACAAACATCAATGGTGGATATTCACAATTTAATGTGAACACAGGCACAATTCACGTTTGGGTTAGACCAACAACAACATTAGGAACATCATCTAGATTTATTTTTGATTATGCAGGATATTATGGTTTAGCAATCGAATCGACTGATAACTCAGCATTAAATAGAATTAAATTTTACGGTAGTTCATTGGGTAATAGTGCACAACTAACAACATCATTATCTACCGGTGTGAATTATTTGATTTCCGCAACATTCCAACCATCTGGAACATGTACAGTATATGTTGATGGTTCTTCAATAGGAACATTTACATCATCCGCATTTACCGCACCATCCTCAACGGATTATGTGACAATTGGTTCGAATAGTGCAAGGAATTCTTTTTGGAACGGTGGTATCAATGCAGTATTGTTCTATAATGTATTACAAAGTTCAACAACGGTGAATCAAGTATACGATTATTTCAAAGTGGCATTAAAGTAATTATTGGTGTTTTGGAATAAAATATTATATTTATAATAGATAAAAACTAACTTATTAAATAGAAGATAACATGGCAGAAAAATTAGTATCTCCTGGTGTATTTACGAGAGAAAATGACCTTTCATTTTTACAACAAGGTGTTGCAAACATTGGAGCAGCATTCATTGGACCATTTTTAGAAGGACCAGTGGTTCCTACAATAGTAAACTCACAGGCAGAATTTCAATCATTATATGGAAGTGCAGATGGAACTTATTATACCCCTTTAGCAGTACAAAATTATTTAAGAGAAGCAGGAACTGCAACAATTTGTAGAGTAGCTGGGGTAGGTGGTTACGTTGAAAACGCCCCTTTATTATTAACTGCAACTTCTGGTTCAGTATCAGCATCTTTAGGTATTTTATTCAATACATCAGGTAGTGCAAATGCAGGTTTTGCAAACGCACAATGTACAGGTTCAATAGCAGGTAATGGAGATTTCGTATTGAGAGGCACTGGTCTTGATGTATCAGCATCTTTAGACCCACAAGATACAAACGATATCGAAGCAGTATTTGGTAATTCAGCATTTGGTTCTAAAAATCCTTATGTATATGGATTCTTTAAAAATGCATCTATGACATTTGATGCATCCTGTGATTCTTCAGTATTTATATTGGATGAACAACGATTTAACTTTGATGCACAGGAAGCATTGACTCCAATGATTAAATCACAAACTATTAGTGGTGATAGATACGACTTATTACAATTCGAAACTTTAGGTGTTGGAAATAAATCAAACACTAAAGTTAAAATTGGTATTACAAATATTAAAGCAGCAGGTAGTGTAAATGGTACTGATTATGGTACATTTACTGTTGTTGTAAGAGATTTTGCTGATACTAATAAGAAAAAGATAGTATTGGAAACATTCGCAAATGTAAACTTAGACCCTAACTCTCCAAATTATATTAGTAGAGTAATTGGTGATAGAAAATTATCAATAAATTCTTTAGGTAAAATTACTGAAACAGGTGATTGGGTAAACAATTCAAAATATGTTAGAATTGTAAACTTAAACGAAAATGCACCAGTTCAAGCAGTACCTTTCGGACACGATAAATATTCTTTACCAGTTTCAGCATCAGCAGCTAAAGGTGCATTTAGTATCCCTGCTGTAACATTCTCAACAGGTTCAGTAGCACAATCTGGTTCTATATTAGTTCCTGGTATTGATTTAGATAACAATACTGATAATAATATCTACTTAAAACCAATTCCAACAGGAGCAGGTAAAGGCTCTAACTCTGTATTCGGATTAGATACCGCTGCACAAAATACTTTAGTAGTTGGTGATAGTAGAGCACAATTCATTGTAGCATTCCAAGAAGGATTTGATGGTATTAATCCAGCAACTGAAATCAAAAAAGGTGCTGATATATCAGGTCCTAACTCACAAGGATTTAACTTATCATCTTCTACATCTTCGGGTTCAGTAGCGTATATGAAAGCAATTAACGCTTTATCAAATACAGATGAATTTGATATTAATATGGTAGTTGCACCTGGCGTTATACAAAGTCAACATTCTTATATTGCACAGGCATTAGTAGATTTAGTAGAACAAAGAAGTGATGCGTTTTTAATACTGGATGGTGTTGTAGCAAATGATACTATTACAAATGCAGTAGATAAAGCAGGTGATATTGATTCAAACTATGTAGCATCTTACTATCCTTGGGTTAAAACAATTGATATAAACACAAATAAATTAATCACAGTTCCACCATCAGTATTATTACCAGGTGTATTCGCAGCAAACGATAGAGTAGCAGCAGAATGGTTCGCACCAGCAGGTTTGAATAGAGGTGGTTTGACAGGTGCAGTAAGTGTATTGAATAGATTAACCCAATCTGAAAGAGATACTCTATATGATGGTAAAGTAAACCCTATTGTAATATTCCCAGGTGTATCAAATCCAGTAGTGTTCGGACAAAAAACATTACAAGATAAACCATCTGCATTAGATAGAATCAACGTAAGAAGATTGTTATTATCTGTGAGAAAGTTTATCGCATCTACATCAAAGTATTTAGTATTCGAACAAAATACATCTACAACAAGACAAGCATTCTTAAATATTGTTAATCCTTACTTAACAGGTATTCAACAAAATCAAGGTTTATACGCTTTCAGAGTTGTTATGGATGAAAGTAATAATACTCCTGATGTTGTGGATAGAAACATCTTAAAAGGTGCTATTTTCTTACAACCAACTAAGACAGCTGAATTCATTCAAATTGATTTCAACATCTTACCAACAGGAGCAACTTTTGAGGGATAATTTTAAAAACAAATATTTATATAAAATAAATAAATAAATAAATCGAAGAAAATGCCACAAGTTTTAACATACGACCAAATTTTTTATAAGCAGTGGGAACCTAAGTTAGCCAATAGATTCTATATGGAATTAACTCCTGGAATACCAGCGTATATGGTAAAAACAGCAGGAAGACCTACATTCACATCTGAAGTAGTTGAATTAGACCATATCAATGTAAAAAGAAAGATTAAAGGTAAATCAAACTGGGATGATATCACAGTAACACTTTATGACCCAATTGTTCCTTCAGGAGCACAAGGAGTAATGGATTGGATTAGATTATCACACGAATCATTGACAGGTAGAGATGGTTACGCAGCATTCTACAAAAAGACTGTCACTTTCTACGCTTTAGGACCAGTAGGTGATAAAGTTGAACAATGGACTTTGGAAGGTTGTTTTATTTCTCAAGCAAACTTTGGTGAGATGGATTGGAGTAATGCAACTGACCCAGTATCAATTGAATTAACTTTAACATTCGACCAAGCAATCTTAGAATACTAATCGTATTTAGAAATTATAAAGAGAAGGGGAGCAGAAATGTTCCCCTTTTTATTTTTTTA